TCATACGCCTATTCTATTAATAACTTTTTGATAAGCTTCAAGCACTTGTGGATAAAGATATATTACTCTAGATCCAATCCGGCGAGTTACTTCAACTATTTCAGGTTCACAAACTATTTTATTTTGAAGCGTTGATTTACTTAATCCAGTTAAAGTTACTAAATCTTTAATACCTACTGAAGCATATTGCCTCTCATAATTTTTCAGTAAGTTTTCTAGTTTATATTCAATCAATTTATTCATAAATGTTTCATCAATATGGATTGTTATGTTACTCATGTTGTCTCACTCCATCTATTTTAAATTAATATTTATGGTTCTAATCTTAATTTATAAAGCTAGATATTAAAGTAAGTAATGCTAATATAAAAATCCCTATCGTTAAATATAGAGATATTTGATCCCTGTTGATTTTCATAATGTTAAACGCTCCTTTTATTTCTTAAAATAATTAACCATTGCTAACAATAAAGTAACTACATTAATATAAAAAGTTAACTTTCTTCTCAATTTTCTACTCATAAAACCCATTCTCTTATAAATTATTAACTATTTCATGCGTCTTAATCGAGTAGATAGTTCTCAGACTTTGAGACCAACTTTTTATTTAATTATATTATATTAATTTTATAATATAACACACAAGTGTAAATTTAAATTTTATCGCAAGATATTGAGGCACATTTTAGTTTAGCAATTAAATTAGGGTTTTCCTATTATGTCTACAATTTGATCATCAAATTTTTCTAAACCTGATTCACTAAGCATTGAACGCGTTTCATTTCTCATTTGAGATAATGGCTTTTCAGCTTTTAATGCTTCATTCTCTTTCATAAGTTTTTCTATCTCATATTGACTTTTTTGGTCTTTATTCATCTTGGCCAGTTTTTCAGCTTCTTGAATAGCATCTTTAATACGCTCATCAGATTTTCTTTTTTCTCTAGCTAGACGGTCTTTAATCATTTGAGATACTTCTTCTTGGGAAAATGTTTTCTCATTATGTTGGGCTTGTTCATTAGGTGTTTCTAATTTCTCATTGCTTTTTGCTTCTTCAGTAATATTACTTTGGTTGTTTTCCATGAGATATACCTCCGTTTATAGTCTGTCGACTGCGTATTCCATACTTGCTTTTATAACGTCATCAGCACGTTTTGGACATAAAAAATAACCTTCCGGAGAAGGTTAAAAAAGTGTATAAAAATAGCACCACTTTCTATATATTTGTGTAGAAAGGATGCTATTTATCTTGTGATTTTGACTGTTCTTTTTCTAATTGTTTCGTTTTTTTGTATGCTCTTTCTTCTTCAAGACTTTTTTCAATATCTTTAATTAATTCTTTTATGTTACATTCTCCATCTAACTGATATATAGCCATAAAAATTCACTACTTTCTACTAATTATACCAAAATTATATATTTTCTTTAAAAATTTATCAACTATTTTTTTATCTACTTGATTTCCTACATCTATTAGCAATTCTTTATACAAACTTAATGCTGCTTCTTTTGAATAGTTTTCACCTTTTGTCAGATATTTAGTTTTTCCATAATTTGTAACTATTGTTATACTTTTGATAGAATTTAACCTTATAAATAAAGAAATATCATTCAATGAAAAACCTGATTGTCCTGGATGATTATGTAACATAATGATTGAATTAGGTTTACTTTTAAATAATAACTCTGTCCCCTTTTCTCCAGGATAAAATGAAACTGTATCTTGATTACCATATAACTTGGTAACTTTACCATCTTTTAACAAATAAGCAACTTCATTACTATCATTGTTTTCTTTAGCATCTCTAAGTAATTTTTTATGTTGTTCTTGTATAAAATGATTTTCTTCTTTTGTATGTGTTGGAATATCAACATATCTTACTTTATCAATCGCTTGATCAGTAATATTAATTTTCTTACCTAACACTTTAGCTTGTTTAAGCTCGTTATTTTCTTCTTTTTGTTCTACTCGATACTTACCTTCACGCTCTTTAAAGAACTTGTCTCGCCAACTGCCGACATGTGGCACTGTGGTACTTCTACACCAAGGATGCATCGGTGGCGCATTCACACCTGGTATCATGTCTTTAACTTTAAATACTTTGCCATTTAATGTGTGACATATTTTAGATGTTTTCTTGTCAATTTTTGCTACATACTTGTACTCGCCATCTTCACCTAATTCTTTAAGATAAGTTAGCTTCTGTGATTCAGCCTGCACACGTGCTGATTCAGTAACTAACAATCTACTTGTATTATAAGTTGTGGAATTTGTTTGCTTTTTAAACTCAGATACATACTCATTAGGATGTCTCCCTCTAAGTAATACATTGCTCGTCGTTGTTTCCACTTCTTTTTGAACTAAAGCCATATCTTGCCATAATCTAGTTGACCAATTTCAATTTCTTCACAAAAATGGTCAAGTAAATTTAGCTTTTCCAACACAAAAAAGAAGCTAAGGCAAGATGCCTTAACTCCTTATACCACTAAGTCTTTCCCCAATATACTTAGCGAATTAATATTGTTTCATGTATTGATCGCGTTCCCATTCAGAAACTTGAGTTCTGTTTTAGCAAATGGAATAAACTAGATTAAAAAAGGTTATTAAATCAACGTTTATTCTTTTATTGATTAAATTGGTTTGTTTAGTTATATATATTTTGTCGACCACTTTGTCGACCAAATAAGCATTATTTTAAAAGTGGTCGACAAATATAGTTCTATCTCTTATGTAGTGAGGGATGGAACTATATTTTAATCTTAAATAATTGTTGATAAATATATATAGCCAGTTCTTAATTTCAAGTTAAAATTAGCGCAAATATATAGATTCTTTTTATAAACTTTCTAAATAATCTTTTACTTCTTGCAAAGTATATTCTAATTGAGTAGGTTCTTCAATTTCTTCACTTGTAAATTTACTATTTAAATCTTCATCTTTAATCAATCCAAAGATATAATCTTTATCTTTTAACCACTCCGGACTAATTTCATATAAATAGAAACTGTCATATTCTTTAGTTGTAATTTCTAGTGCTTTGTCTAATCGACTCATTTCAACCACATAACTTAATTTGTTCATTTTAATTCTCTCCATTTCGTATTCATATAATTTTTCGCACTTGCTAAGCCCCAAATTATCAAGTTTACGTTCACCGCTTCTCAATCTATAAATTGTACTTTGCTCTACACCTGTCTGTTTAGCTATATAATTACTACTTAAATCACTGTTTAATAAATTAATGATCGCTTCTCTCATAATATTATCTCCTTACAACTAGGTAGCCATTTGGCTACGCTAGTTTTATTTTTATGTATTTTGGAATTTGACTTGTTGGGTGTAGACTATCTTTTTCTATTACTACGTAAGAGCCATTAACTTTATAAATAGAATGTCTACCATCTTTAATTTTTATAAAGTTTTTACCGCTGTTAAATACTTCTTTGATGTCTAGTTCTTTTAATTCTGCTTTAGTTACAAACATTGTTTTTAGCTCCCTCCAGTTATCCTATGCCTATATTATATTATGCTAATTGTCATAAGTCAATATAAATTATGCTTTTTGTCATAATTTTTTCGTAAATAAAATAACCTCATAAGCTAATATAAAAATCAACTTATGAGGTTAGTATCAAATATTGTGAGTATGCTATTAATTTTTTTTCTGATGCATATTAATCTAATTAATGGTTAAACTATCTATATATTTAACCGCTTCTTTTCTGAAAAAGAAATTGTTCAAAGCTTTATAAGTGTAACTTTTACAAACTCTATAAATTTTACGGTTTGTACTTAGTTGATATACCTCAACTCTGTAACCTTTGTAATAAAAAGTATTAAAATATGCATCAACATTTTTTGCTAGCAAATTTGCGTATGTTTGAGTATTTTTCATGTAATAACCTTCTTTCATGATTACCCATACTATAACTTCTTTCAATTATGAATATAGTATAGCACCAATTGATAAATATAAAAGTTAGTTGTGTATGTATGTTGCATATACTATATTTAACCAATATATTAAAATAGACATTGAATGATTATTTAATTAAAAAAGGGGATAACTTAATGTGGAATTAATAATAGAAGTTCTTAATGGTATTTGGAAGTTAATTAAATCAATATCACCAACTTATTTATCTTTTTTTGCAGCTCTTGCTTCTGCTATAACTGCTTTTCTTACTTTTAAATCTAATAAGAAAAAAGATGAAGTATTTTTAGTACCAAGATTATTCATACATAAATTTAAAGAAAATTACTTATATAACGTCATACCAGATGAAAATTTCAGGTTTTCACATGAAGATTATTTAAGTGACAAATATCATCTAACATTCACTAACATTTCTAATAGTAAATTATATGACTTGAGTATAAATATACAAATAGAAGAAGATTACAATGTTAATAAGTTCATCAAATATATAGATAATAATGAATCTAATTATTTCTTTTTAGAAAAAGATGAAAATGGAAAAGAGAGTTATTCATTTGAAAAAGTATTAGGAGTAAAATATGAAACGGACTTTCATAAAAATATTTTATCATCCGAAGAAGAGATAAATATTAATTTGCCTAGTTTTATTTGGATGATTATAGATGGATATAATATGCATATGACAAAGTATATAAAAAATTTAGACCCGAGTCTTTCACTAAAAGAAACAGAGCGCAAAACGAAAATAGAAAGTTCAATAAATATATATTTAAAACTTAATATTTCATACACACATTCTTTAACTAAGAAAAACATAATTATTAATAAAAAAGTACCTGTTCATTTAGAATATTCTTTTCCTTTAGCCAATACCCGAGTTTGTTGGAATGCTTTACATTTACCTCAAAAATAATAAGGTGGCCATTTCTGACCACCTTCTTAAGTTAATCTTTATATGTTTCTTCTACTTCAATTGTGTCTTTATGTACCCAACCATTGTTACTTGGTGAATATGTTCTACACCATACATTGCCCTGGGAATCTAGAATTTCTTCATAAATATAAACTTCAGTACCGTCAGCTAATACATCAATTTCATTAGCAAAACTGTAGTTATCAAAGCTATTACCCGCACGTTCACGCAAAGATGCATCATATTTAATAGTTCCTTTACAATAAGGTTCTTCAGACCACACTTTTACACGTTCACAACCCTTAGGTTTTTTCTCGATAACTTCATCATCTTCTGGCAAATCTGTTACTGTATCCTTATCAATATCAGTACCGTTCATGTAGTGCTGTACTAAATTATCAATAACCTCAATTTCATATCTACCATAACCACACGCTTCAAGTGCATTGCCTGGATCTTGTTTATCATCTTGAATATCTTGGTGGCCAGGGCATTTATTGAAGTGGTCGATATTCCAAGAATCAAATAACACTGCACAAACTCTCGCAAAGTTATCCAATGCTTTTAATGAACGCTCTCTATCATCAGGAAAGTAACACAACTCGCCACCAAATGCTGCATCATTAGCATCATCACCAAAGTAATAATTATCTTTAGGTGTATCGTATATTACGTGCCATGCTTTTTCATCAATAGGAACATCAATAATACATTCTTCATCATCTACAAAGAAATGCGCTGAAGCGGTTGAAGCCCAATCTTGCATATAAGTATTGATATAATAATCAACATTTTGTTGCGCTGTGCTACCAGGATTACCAGTATCATGATAAACCGCAAAAATTGGTTCGCCTGTATCAAGTTTTTGACCTGTGCGTCTAGTACCGTAAGGCACTAAATCTAAATAAACTGGTACACCATTCCATGTATCTAAAAACTTTTTATTATTACTCATACTTAATTATCTCCTTATAAAAAGAAGCGATTTTATTTAGCCGCTTCATCATTTTTAGTTGTTTCTTCATTTAAGTTTAATCTGTTTTTTAATTGCTCAGGAATTGGTACACCTAACTTTACAGAATTTTCTATAATACTCGTTGCTTCACCAATAATAAAAAACATCACTGTAGCATTAACTAATAAACCGTGCATTTGAAAAATAATATCTAATGCGTTTGCTACAATGATGACACATAAAAATGCTATTTTTTTTACGTATCCTAGCATGGCGTTTTTACTCATTAACTTACCTTCACTAAATGCCGTAACCATTCCAGTTATTACATCTACAAAAATAAGTAAAAGTAAAATATATACCAATACTTTATTTCCTGAATAAATTAGACTCATAAAGTCATCAACTTCAATATTATATTTATCTGTCATTTCAGCCATTTACTACATCCTTTCTTAATAAAAAAACCACCTATTTAAATAGGTAGAAATTAGTAAATTCCATAAATTGCAGTTATTGTTGCACTTGAATCAACTGCAGGTTGATTGTCAGTAGAAACTAATGCTTTTTGAACGTAAATATGATTGTTATCTCTGAATAGAATTGCTATTTCATCTAAATAACCATTTTTATAACCTCCGTTAGAACTTCTTAATCCAGAATTATTTAAGAAAATCACTTCACCATTAGAGGGAACTGTTACAAATTGAGTAGCATGTCTATTACTAGTAAATATAACGTTAATTATTAGTTGGCCATAATTATGAACGCTATCTTTTAATTCAATATTGGTATCTTTACCTGCTGAACCACTCCATAGAAGTACTGGTACAGAAGATTTCCAACGGTCATAAAGTTCCCCGTGATACTTTTCGATTGAAAATCCAGTACCTAACATTGTTAGTAAACCATTATTTTCATCTTTCATAACAGCTTGGATAATACCATTAGAGTTACCGCTATTACGTACAGGTAACCCTTGCGTAGATGAATCAAAATAATAATTTCCAGATTTGGTAATATTTGTAGGATTAGATAACACACCATCTACAATACCAGCATCCATCTTATTGTTTACTAGCTTAGTCACATTATCACTAATATTATTTTTTGTTGTTTCTAAAGAATTTGAAAATGCTGTTACTTGATCAGTTAAATTAGAAATTTGTTTATTTAAATCCAGTTTAGTTACTAATTGATTACTTGATACAGAAGATTGTAGTGCTTCTAATTGAGTTGTTAATGCTTTAGCAGTTTCAACTTGACCGTTAATTTTAGCACCAACTTGTTCTGATTTTCTATTAAGTTCTTCAACGCCATTATTCACTGTATTCTTAAGTCTTTCTAATTCAGCTTGATATTCTGTAAAATAACTTTCAGAATTAATCCCGAATTCTACTTTATTTTTTAAAACACGTAACTTCACTTCCAAAGTAGAGTCAGTTTGTTCTCCACGTTTTAATTTAAAGAATGCTTGTTGGTAATCACCTTCTGCTGTACTAACTTGTTGCGGTAGAATATATCTAAACACTCCATTGCGAGGGTCTAATACTAATCCCCCAGTTGTATCAATAATACGCTCTCCATCCGGTTTAACTCCTTCAAAAACCGGCGTTAAATCCGTTAAATTATATGGTCGTCCATTAGAATAAACAGAAATAGTAATTGCTTTTAGACCACCATCACCAACGCGACTGATGATATATTGTTGTTTTTCTTGTTGCGTGCCTTGTTTAGTAATATCAAAAAATAAATCTTGATTGGACATCTAATATCATCCCTTTCTTAACCATAGTAATAATAATAATTTTTTAATAACTCATACATAATAACTTCATGTATTAGCTCATTCGGATGTAACCCATCCGGCATATATTTAACTCTAAACGCAGGATTATATACATCAATAATATTAGTATGATATGCATCAAAAACTGATACATTTAATTCTGTACAAGCCAACACTTGTGCATTTACATAATCTTCTAAAGTAAGGTTTAATCCATTTTTATCAGTATCTCTTCTTCTAATACCATTACTATTAACAGGTAGTTGTCTTGTAGCGGTCATGCATATGATTTTTACTCCTGGATTTTGTGCTTGTATTAATCTTACTATTTGATGAAATGCACCTAAAAAGGTACTGACATCTGTTTTATCAGTACCTAATTTAACTCCATTACCATTTAACCAATCGTCATCTGTACCTTGTACAATAACGAGATCAGCATTTCTTACATTTTTAGCTTGGTTAAAAATGTTGTTACTGTCTGCAGTTGAAAAAGTAGCACCACTCACAGCTAAATTAGTAATAGTAGCATTTAACTTTTCTCCTAAATATTGACCATAGTTTTTACTAGCGTGTAACCCTCTTGCTACAGAATCACCAATACATACAATACTTTTAACGCTATTAATAGTTTTAGATAATCTTGAATAATCGTATACTATGTTTCCACTTCTAGTAACAACTAAATTTTGTAATTGATTACTTTGAGTTTGTTCACGTTTCATTTGTTCAAAATCACTATTAATACGTTGCGATAATGTAGTATGTTTAAATCCTTTTAAATCTGTTTTACTCTCTACAAATTCTTCTGTTACTTCTAAAGGGGATAATTCTGGCATTACAATTGCTCTTATTTCTTTATAAATCTCATCTTCATGCTTTTTTACTAAATTTGTAATTTTCTCATCTAAATTTCCTGATTTGTAACTACCCATAAAATTTTCTATTTCTTTAAAGTTTTCAATTAATTGTCGTCTAAAGTCAGCTCCAGCCTGCTTACTTAAATTAGTTGTAATTAATCCCATAGCAAAACCTCCTTAATATTCAATAATTTGGTGTAATCTGATTTTGTTTGAATTATTTTTATAATTATCATCAACACCCCAAATATTACTATCAGTTACACATAAAGTCTTTGTACATAAACCACCTATAGAATCAGTAGGTATAACTTCGGTTACTTTTAATGAACCATGTGCTCTCACATGAAATTTTGGAATATATTGATAATGATAAAGATCATCTGTTTCTTCTAATCTCCATACTAAAATAATTCCGTTCGCACAAGTTGAAATCGGTTTTTTTAATTGTACTGTTTGATTAGCACGTGGCCAGTAATTAATATCATCAATAAATAGCCCTGGACCATTGTTAACACTTGAAACTTGTTGATTATAAGCAACAGAATTAGTTTTTAATTCATCAAGTTTCTTTTTATCTTCTGCAGACATTAAACCAGCGTTGTTATTAGTAGCAACTTCCAATCTACTCATATCAAATGCTTGTAAAGTATCTAATTTCTTTTTATCTTCAGCTGACATTAAACCGTTTTTTTCGCTATTTGCAGTCGTCAAACCATCTATTAAATCAACGTGCGTTCTAACGTAGACCTCCTCTCCGTCATAAGTCAAAGTCCTAGATTTAGTTATCTGAGTCATGTTTATTCACCTCCTTAAATTTTCGCTTCTAAAAATTCCGTTTTGGAGTTATTTTAATCGGTTTTATTAATTTCTTCTTCACTTGGAATTATCCAATTATTTCCATCAAATTTTTTATAAAAAATAGACCCTAAATAATTAGAGTCTTTTGTAGTTAACTTATCAATTTTTTGTTTGTCTTCTTTGGTCAGTAGACCGTCTTTTTCAAATGTTGCTTTTTCTAATCCTATAACTGCATCAACATGCGTTTGTGGAAAGAATTGGGCGTTTTCATAAAATATAGGTCTTATTTTTGTCATTCTAATACACTTCCTACCGCTTCACCTACTTTGATTGCTTGTTTCATGTTCATTGAGATTGAATTTTTAAAATTATTAAACTGATAATTTATTCGATTATCTTGCGCTTTGAGTTTTTTATTTAAAGCTTGTTGTATCTTAACCATATCCTTAATATCGTTACTAAAAGATACTACATCAATTGTCTTAACAAAAGGATGCCCTTTTTCTAACTTAACCACCTTTAATTCAGTGTTATAATTCATTAATTCATGAATAAAAAATACAGTATATCTTGGTGATAAATGTGTATGTGATATATAATTCACATCCAGTTCAGTTTTAGGTTTATCTTGTAACTGTTTAATCGCAAAATTTTTCAGTTCATTTGCATCTGTTATATCTTCATTATGAATAGGTGTAGCATATCTTTTGCCAAAAGTTTTTGCTTGTGGCGATACGTATTCAAGCATAGCTTCATATTTTTTACTATTTTGATTTTTCTTTTTCTCATCATTTGAAACTTTTTTACCGTATGCTTTAACTACTGTTCTTAACTCAACTGTGTTAATCGTTGCTGTAATCGTATCAGTATTGTATTTATATCGAATAACCTCTTCACTTGTTTGATAAAAAGCTTCAGGCGTATAAAATCCTATTTCATTATTGCTTGGATAAATAATACATCCAAATGGTTCGATAGCATCTTTGATGTATTCAATACCATTTTTACCACCTAACTCATCTAATAGTGCTTTTTCTTTAAAATCACCATGAATTTTATAGGTGTATTGTATATTAGTATTTTGATTTTTAAAGCCATAATTTAAATACTGTTCAAGTGAATACTCTTTTTTTACTCTTTCAGTATTTTCATCATCTTGTTGCTCCACAAAGTGATTCTGAAATTCATACATCATATGATAAGCCGTTATATCACAAGCAACTCTATTACCTTCAATTTTTGATACAATGTTTTTAATAATATACTTTTGACCTTTATATATAACAAAGTTTTCATTTACCAATAAATCAAATACAAACCTATTTGAATTTGTTCTAAAGGCAGTAAAAGTAATCGTATTAGCTGAATTAAGCTCATAAATTTCTTTAAAGCTACCATAGTCTATTTCTATTAAATTCTCGCAAATCGTTTGTTCTAAGTTCATGATAGATAGATGATTATGTTTATCCATTTTAAACACCTACCTATAAATGAACGGGAATTCGAAAATTATATCTATTTGTTTAATATCTCCGTTAATTTGAAAATTATTTAATCCAGGTGCTAACGTAATAATACCCCGATTGGTATCTATACCAACTCTCAATCCATCTTTGTATGCATATACGCCTTCTATCACAAAATTAGAATTATAATTTATTGATTTGTTATATTTAAATTTATCTCCAGTTGTACTATTTAAAATTTCAAATCCATTAGTTGATGTAGTTTTAATTAATATTTTTAATTTGTGACGCATACGTGGATCTACTGTATCTGTAGAACCATTCCAAATTTGAAAGTTTCTAGTTCTATGATGATATTTAGGTATTAAATCTAAAGGCACCCCATTCTCCAACATCCAGTTAGACTCGAAATTAAAATTCTTACCTGTCGTATTTACTGACTCTGAATATCCTTTATAAACTCGCAAAGTTACTTCTAATTCTAATGAACAGAAATCTTTAACTGTAGGATTAACTGATGCGCTATTAACTGAATACTTAATACCTGGTAATTGTGATGTAACGATAGCATATGGTTTTCTTCTATTGAATAAACTTCTAAAATGATGTTCGAATAAATTAGTATCATTCACATCAATTCCATCATAACCAAATCTCAAAATCAAATTAAAAGGAGCGAAACTAATCGCTCCAGGCAACATACCATCAACACCATTGATAACAATACTATTTTCATTTTCGGAAGGATAACTGACTTTTGCATCTAAAAACATTAAACCTTCAAATTCATCTATGTACCTTTCACCATTTTCATCGATAATTTTGACCCAGTTTTCATTCATCAAACATCAAGTCCTCCTTCCATATAATCCATGCCCAACGATCTACTAGCACTCATTTTAGATAAAAGTTGTTCTACGTCACTAATATTGTTTCTTTGATTGTTCGGTTTAACCGCTTTAATTAATGCTCTAGTTAACTTATTGCCAGTATCAGTTAAGATTGCTATTTGATTTAATAATTTTTCGATTGTTGAATTATCATTATTTACATTAATGCTATGTGAACCAGTATCCATGCCAACTATACGCATAGCATCTTCAATTAATTGAATAGCTCGAGAGCGTTTAGTTAATGGTATAATCATTTCTGGTTTATTACCTTCGCCAATCTCAGCTATTTGATGTTTAGTAATTAAACCACCATTTTCATAAGCATAATCTCCCGCACGTTTAAAACCGTTCCATCCATATTTATCAACGATATATCTCATTGCTGAAATTGCTTCATCCACTGGATTTAACATATTACCAAACCCACGCTTAGCATACGTTCTAAAACTCGGTTCAATCATTTGGAACATACCTTTAGATGGTGTACCCATTTGCGCATTAATATCCCAATCATTGACTGCATTAGAAGTGTAATTTGACTCACGTTTAGCTACACGCATCATTTGTTCAGTGATATAACTACTTCTGTAGTCACCACCTAAAATTGATTGTGCTTTTAAAATTGCTCTTCTAGCAACATCTGCACCATTACCACCTGCTGCACCTTTCATCGATTTTAAATAAGGTTCCGGATCAATTGCTGTATCGTTTCCAGGATGGTCACCTCGCATTAATTGAAAATGCAAATGCGCACCTTTACAATATGCGCCCGTTTCACCAGACTTAGCTATTAATTGGCCAGTTTTAAATTGTTCACCCAATTTAACTAACTGTTTAGATAAGTGCATATACCAGTTCCACTCACCTGGTCCTGTTTTGATTTGAATAGAGTTACCTCCACCATAATCGTACCAAAGTTTATCTACAGTACCACCTTTTACTGCATAAACACTCGTACCTGCAGGCATACCAAAGTCCATACCATAATGTCGACCACCATTAAAACCTAAGCCACCTGTATAACTACCGAAACGTTGCCATACTGGATAATTAAACAGATATGAACCATCGCCACCTCCAAATTCTTCAAACCAGGATTTAACCTTATCAATTAATTTAGTTATGAGAATATTAAATGCACCTTTTGCCATGCGCACAGTGGCGTTGTTACCTAAACCGAAACTAATACCTAAACTATCCATTACTTTTGAAACAAGTTTGCTAGGATTTTCGATATAATCCCACACGTCACCGATTTTTTCGCCTAGCCATGAAGCGCCGTCTTTAATTTTTTCACCAGCAGCTTCAATCATTTCTTTAGCTCCAGATTTGATATTATGGAATGTATCTTTAGCTTTATTACCAAATTTACCAATAGACTCGGTTATATTATCTAGCCAATCTTTCTTTTTAGTACCAGTTGATAATTTAGGTAAAACACCCATTTGTTGATAACGTTTAGTATCATTAGCATTAATAACACTATCGCCTACACCTAATGATACAAGTACATTATTACCTTTAGGTACTTCTAACGTACCATTTGCTCTATGAATAACTTCTTGTACACCGCCACCAGGTGCATTACCTGGACCACGGTCATTTACTATTGCTAAAGTTGGTGATGTTAAACCGCCATTTGCATCTGTTGAAATAGAGGCATTAGTAAGTGTACCTGTAGATAATAAAGGTATAGGTTTAATTAAATCTTTATCAGTGATTGCTTTAGAAATGGTATTAATACCGCCAATCATACTATTAAGGCCACCTACTGCTTTATTTGCTACAGATTTACCTAAATCTGCTGCAGCATCTGCCATTTCCTTACCTATATCTTTAATCCAGTCTAAAGTATTGCTTAACCATGTTTTAAAACCTTTATAGACAGTCTTAGCATTAGACCAAGCATCTGATGAAATTTGGTCGAATTTATCGTGAGCTTTATCATACATATCGCCAACTGAGTTGTTCAAACTATGTAAGGTTTCACTAAACCATTTTGAAGTGCCTCTATAAACACTTTTAGCATTAAACCATGTTGTTGATGAAATGGCATCCCACTTATCATGCGCACTTTGTTTCATATCTGATAATTTATCAGTCAAACTATCTTTAGCTTTACCAAACCATTGAGATGTTCCTTTCCAAACAGTTTTAGCATTTGACCAGGAAACGCTAGAAATATCATCCCATTTTTCTTTAGCAAAAGATTTCATGTTTGAAAGTTTGCTACCTAAACTATCTTTAGCTCTTCCAAACCATTTTGAAGTTACATCTGCGACGACATGTGCATTGTGAGAGGCGTCTGATGCTATTGCTCCCCATCTTTTTTTAGCATGATCTTTCATTTCATCAAGCCGATTAGTAGCATTATCTTTTGTTTTTCCAAACCAATTTCTGACATTGTTATAAATATCTTTTGTTTTTTCTTTAACATTTTTATCAGCATCGCTAAAAGGTTTACTTATTTTACTACCTAGACCTTTAAAATTATCGCCTAGCTTACTAAACCAATTGGTAAAATCATGCCATTTATTTTTTATACCGTTAAAGAAGTCTATAAAACCTTTTTTAGTTTTATTCCATCCTTTTTGAAAGCCATTCAATACTTTACCACTTGATAAGTCTACTTCATCTTCTACATCTTTATTTGCTTTTTTAACTCCATCAATAATTTGATTATGATGCTTATCTGCTTTTTTCTTTTCTTCTCTATATTGTCTGTCGGCTTCTTTCAATAATCTATCTTTTTCATCTTTAGAAAGGCCAACCATGGCGTTAATTTCATCAACTTTGTCATCATATCTTTTCTTAGCATTTTTTAAAGCTTCATCCCTAGCTTTATTTGCTTCTTTAATCGTTTCGGAAGCTTCATCTAAAGACATCGCTTTTCTATTTGATGACATTCTTGATAAAATACGCTCTTGTTCTTTTTCACCTTTTGTTAAAGCTTTAATTCCTAACTTATCTCTTTCTTCATACAATTTTTGTAAATCTTTAACTTCTTCATTAGATAAGCGCCCGAATTGTTTTCTTTTATCTTCAATTTCTTTGATTTTTTGATTAAGGTCGTTAGCTTTTTTAATTTGTTCATTATTTCTATTTTCAATATTTTGCAGAACTTTTTGTTTTTCTTCTTCTGTTAACGCAAGAGAATCTTTAAAAACATCTTTAGCAGTTTTTAGTTCATCATTCTTTCTTTTAGTAAGTTGATTTAATAACTCCTCACTCATTTTCTTATTGATTTCTGCTAATTCATCCGCTTCTTTCTGAGCAATCACACCATGTTGATATTTAGCTTTTTCAAGAATTTTACTTGATTTTTCAGAATAATCGAGGTAAGTTCCGAGTGCTTTTTTAGTAGATTTAGATACACCTTTACCTAAAATATCTACTTTATCCGTAGCTTTAGCTAACCCTTTATGTAAATCTTCAAAACTTCTTTTTAATATTTGAAAATTAGGAGTTAATTCTATGATTTTAGCACCAAAATATTTTAATTTATCCCAGCCTTCACCTAAAAATTTAACGAAGTCTTTTAGTTTAGAAAAATCCATGCTTCCAACAGTTTCATTCCACAATCTTCCTAAATCTTTAACACCTGTTCTAAACCAACCAAGTTTTTCATAAGCTAAGCCAAATGTAGTAGTAATAATAGTTAAAGGTAATGCTAATTTACCAAGTACTCCCATTGTTAACCTAGCGATATTTCCCAAACTGCCAAATCTTGAAAATATTCCAAATAAGATTTTACCTAAACCACCAAACTTTCCACCAAGTTTAGGAACATCTTTGCCTAACTTACCGAGATTAGTAGAAACACCAGTAGCATTTTTGCCAACAGTTTCTAATTTAGTGCCTGCTTTAGGTGCTTTTTTACCTAATCCACTAAACTCACTACCTAAATTACCAATAGTATTTTCTAAATCGTTCAAATGACCTTTAGAATTTTTAGCAGATTTTCCAGTTTTACCAATAGAACCCGAAGCTTTATCAATAGCTTTAGCATTAATTGTTGCTTCAGCTGTATTAATTGCCATATATTTATTTAAATCTCTATAACCTTTAACTGCTCTAGAAATAGCACCTGCTAAAATACCACCCGCTACAATTACTGGACCAATAGCACCTGCAAACAAACCTAAAGCTACAATTCCTTTTCTAGCAAATCCAGGCATACTACTAAATTTATCTACAAATTTACTTAACCAGTCTGCGCCTTTTCTAATAGATGGAGCTAAATCATTACCAATTTTAATACCTAATGACTCAAACGCACCTTTTAATTGTTCAATTGAGCCTTTTAAATTATTTTTCATTTGATCTGATGCTTTTTTACTAGCACCGTCAGAATTTTTTAAGGAATTGCTAAATTTATCAATTTTTGAAGGCCCTGCGTCAATTAAAGATAAGAATCCACTTGCTGCCTCACTACCAACTACAGTTGATACTGCTGCAAGTTTTTGTTCTTTATTCATGCCCTGTAGACCTTTTTGAAATTGACCGATTAATTGAGGCATGCCAACGAATTGACCTTTAGCATCTGTTAAATGTACACCTAATTGTTGCATTAAATTAGAGGCTTCTTTTGAAGGACTAGCCAATTTGATAAATGACGCACGTAATGCAGTACCTGCTTGACTACCATCTAATCCAGAATTAGACATAACCTCAATAGCTGCGGATGTATCTTCAATAGTTACACCTAGCGCTTTTGCAGGTGTGCCTGCATATTTAAGTGCATCGCCCATATAATTAATATCAGCTGCACTATCATTAGCTGCAGTAGCCAATAAATCAGCTACATGTGTGGCATCTGAAGCTTTAAGTCCAAACGCATTAATTGATGAAGCCATAACTTTAGCTGTATCTGCCATGTCAGAACCACTTGCTTCAGCTGCACTAATTACACCTGGCATAGCTTCCATTGTTTGCTTAGCATCAAATCCTAGAGATGCTAACTCTTGCATACCTTGTGCGACTTCACTAGCACTTTTACTAGTTTTAGCACCTAAGTCAACCGCTTCATTTTTCATTGCTTTTAAGTCTTCACTGCTTGCTTGAGATATAGCACCTACTTTAGAGATTTGTTGTTCAAAATCGGCACTTGTCTTAATAGCTGCACCAAAACCGGCTACAACTGGTGCAGTGATACCTACGCTCATAGTTTTACCTGTAGATTTCATTTTATCGCTAATAGTACCAAATCTTTTAGACATGTTATCAGCATGTTCAGCTACTTTAGTAAAACTACTATTTGCAACAAGTTGTTCTTTGTTAAACTCTTTCATCTCATTAGTAGTTTTATTAACTTCACGTTCTAACTTATTCAAAGATGTTAATTCATTATTAACTTTTTTCTCTGCATTTGCTAATAAAGTGTTATGGTCTTTTATTGTTGTATTAATTTGTTTTAATTCTTTTCCAGTTTCTTTAAATTTAGCATTTGTAGTTTCATAAGCTTTAGCTATCTTGTCATGAGAAGATGATAGATTTTTATTTTCTGAACGTAACTTTTTAACTTGTGCTTCTTCATCTTTATATTTTGCTACTAATTCTTTATGCTTATCGACTTGTTTTTGGACTGCATTTTGAGCTTTTTTCAATTCTGCAGTAGTTGCTTCTGTACTAGCTTTTAAATCTTTTTCTGCTTGTCTTAATTGTTTTAATTTTTGCCAAGCTTCCTCTTTTCTTTTAGTTGTTCTTGAAAGTTGATTTTCAGATTTTTTAAGCTCTGCATTAGAATCTTTCATTGCTTTTAAAGATTGATCATAAGCTTCTTTATTTTTCTTATTAGTTTCAGCAAGTTTGCTATAAGCTTTTTCAACATCTTTTACACGATTAACTGCATTTTGATAATCAGTGTTCAATTTAGATAAGTCGTTTTTTGATTGTACAAACATTTGATTTTGTATTTTCAAGTTATCATTAAGGCCTTTTAACTTAGTTTCATATTGCTCCATTGATTTTTCAGATTTATCAAATGCAGATAAATTTGCTTTCATTTCACTGTTCACAACACCAAGCTGTCTTTTTAAGCCTTTCATACCTTCTTGTACGCCTATTGCATCAAGACTCATTTCTAAGGTTAACCCCTGTAATTTTTCCATTTATATTTACCTCCTTTCTAGTTCCCGAATAGTAATTTTAAGTCACTGCCTGTATATACTTTTTCAGAACTTGATTCGCTAGTTTCTTCATCCTTTTGTTCATTCTCTTTATTTAAAGAAAGTAAGTCTAACACTTCAAAATAAGGTTGTTGTTTGACTTCATTTATCGTCCAACCATACCGTTCCATGCACCAAATTTGAATTTTTTTAATGTTGGATAAAATTTCTTTTATAGAAATTACTTTTCTGTCTTTCCCGCTTCATTTGATGCAGTTTGTTCATCTTCTTCATCATCACCGTTGACTTCTCGAAAAATATCTTTTACTGCTTTGGTATAAGCTTTAGTACTCATGTAATTTAAAATCGTTTCATCAGTTAAACCTTGACCTTTGAAGATGAAAATTAAGAGTTCACGTTCTTTTTTTCTCATTTTAGAAGCGTCAGGATTACTTTTTTCACGTTCTTTTTCAACCGCTTCAAGATATTCGTAGCATTTCTCAGCTTCACCCATAGTAATAAAATCTTTTTTATAGCTTTCAGTTTTTCCAGTTTCATTATTTTTAATTACAAATTTAATCATTGCATTAGCTCCTTTTCTTCAAATAAAAAGGACACAGTATTGCTACTGTGTCTTTGATATACTTATAGATGCTTTCGTTTTAAACTCTGGAACATCAATAAGTTCCGATGCTATACCATTTACATCATGTGCTACCTTAAATGTTCCTTTTGGATAAGTAGTATTAGGCTTTAAACCATTAATTACTACTTTAGTACTACCTTTTTTATTAACGATTTCTTCACCCACAATTTCATTATCTTTGTTATATACTTTTAACTTTTTGACCATATTCACTCACACTACATTTCTATTATCCGTGTGTTTCTGATGAACTATCTTCAGATGGTGAAGATGTTTCATTATGCGTTGCATCAGAAGGTAACGGTATGTTTACATTATAACTTGATTCTTCATGAGAATTGTGTGAATCGTCAATAATTGCATTATCAGTTGAACCGCTGTATTCAGATTCACTGTGTCGATCAGATGCTAAAATAGGTCTTTCATAACCTTCAAATACTTTTTTCAAGAATGCTTCTGCATTATCTTTACCTTCGTGATAACCGTAAGCATTCTCCACAACATTCCCATCAACATTGATTTTTCGGTTCATCCAATCCCCGACTAATTTAGTTACTTCAGGTGCTTCTGCTTTTTCACCTTTCGTTTTTAATTCAATGTTATCTAAACTGAAAATACCTTTTAATAACGCTACATAAATAGGTTCACCTGTGATACCATCTTGCGACTCCCCAACAATCGTTACGTAAGGCGCACGAGTATCAACACCAACCCATGTAGTACCGTTATTATCTTTTTTGCGACCTAATACCGTATTTAATTCATCTGATGGAATGTTAAATACTTCTAAATCCGTTTTTATTTCATTAGTACCTTGTTTTTTAATCCAAACACGTTTATTTGATGCAAACATGTCTGTTTTATCTGGTGCTAAACCGGTAATGTTCATTCGAACAGTACCACCTTTATCATCTTCCCATACGAACAAACGTTCTATTTTAGATGCATTATTGAATACACCTACATAAATTCGTTTAAATCCTGCTACATATGATCCCATACATTTATTCCTCCTAATAAAAAACACATCTAGTAGATGCGTTTATCTTTGTAATATTGATTTTTTGGCACGCCTTGATATCGTCGTGACATCACATAGCGCTTTGTTTCTTCAAAGTAAGTATCTAATTTACTTGAGCTAGGAAAAAAATTAATTTTCCATAGCAATTTCCTAATTCTTTTAGTAATATCAATCGTTTTTTGATGATTATAACTTTCGACATCAATTTGAATTAAATATTCTTCTGCTAAAAAATCATCTGATGCTAAATTATATGGTTCATCATAAATAGGAGTTAAAACAATAAAACTATCGCTCGTATCTGCGTTTTCGGTAACCTCGTAAAAGTAAATCCTGTTATCTACTTTTTCTTTCAGATACTCATCTTCTAAAATTAACAATCTTATGTAATTTAAGATATTCATAGTTTTCTTTTCAACTCCTTAACGATGATATTACGATACTCTTCTTCAGTATCTCTTATAGTTTTGGCTATGACACCAAAACCGCGTGGTATATATTTTTTACCATTACGTGTATATCCATGTTCATTTAAATGAATGATGCTTTGTCTACTTAGTGGACCTTCCCATTTAATACTCATTGCTCTTAAAAGGTTAGAATTTTTACTATAAGGTTTTGTTTTAGTCATCTCTTTAATTGAGGCACCAGTATCTTTAAAAGATTCAAAATTCTCTTTTAATTCTTTTAATAAAAAATCTGTACCTTTAGATAATACATCATCTTCTATTTGTTTTAATTTAGTTCCACCGTATTTATCTTCAAGTTGCTTTATTAATGTATCTACACCTTTTACTTCTACACTCATACTTCAGTTACCAGTAGAGTTATGTAGTTTTCTCTAGGTTTATTTAAATAAATCTCTGTTATATTAAATAATTTATTGGCATAGATAGATTTATCAATTTTAATAAGATGTTTAGAATTTGGAAAATATTCATTACTTACATCCCTAATAACTAAATTTAAACCAGTTTTTGCTTTCGTTGTTTTAAGTACTTCTACATCTTTACTTGTAGAGTTGTATATTTTACAAAAACAAGAATATAGTTCTTTTTCTTCTTTTTCATCGGGATAAGGTCCATAGTTAATATATTTAAAAAAGGTGATGTGGTTTTTAAATTCATTGAATTCCATTTAACCACCTCACCATTTTTTTAATTTGAGTATCATAGATTTTAAAGCTTTTTCATTAAATGCTTTTGTTTTATACGTATCAGCTACGAAGCCACGCGTTTCAAAATCCCTGGTAACTATATACTTTAATGCTGTTACAAATAAAGGATATTCTTTATCACTTTCAGTATATTCAGGAATACCACTTAAATATAATTCACTTTTAGCAGATTCTATTAATTCTCTAATGACATCATCTTCAAATTTATAATCTACTCTTAACCATTTTTTTAAATCTTCTACACTCATATTTAATCGCCCCTAATCAGCAGACACAACAGCTGATCTAGTATTAGCTCTTACGTCAACATTTTGGGGATTACTTGGGAGTAGAAGAAGTTGCTGATGCACTTACATTTGCTACACGGAATGCACTATCTAAAGTACGTTGTTGATCGTACCATGCAGTCAACACGAATAAGTATTCACCATTACGTACATCTTTATCAGTGTCATAAGTAGTAGCATCATAGTTGATACCAAAGTAGTTATAATCACCAACTACAGGTTTAACTGCAACATCTGTGAATATAATCGGTTTACCAAATACTAATTCTGGTTGTGCTTCATATAAAGTATTTGATTTATTAGATAAAGTATCAATCATTGATACAAAATCAGTATATTTCATGTAAATAGTTGCATTTTCACGGAAATCTTCATGTAAGTCAGCTAATGCATTTGTAATTGCTTCATATACTGTTTTACCATTAATAGATTTAACATTTTGATAGAATGTCATATGCTCTAGACCTTGTTTAGGACTTGTTGCAAATGCATCTTTACGTTCTTTCGCAGCTAAACCAGATTGTAAAGCATTTTCAACAAAATTAACTAAATCCACATCAGAACCATGAATAATTGTATCTGATAATGTAGCAATTACTTTAAATTTATGACTACCAAATTTAACAGTATCACCTTTTAATTTAAGTTCTTTTACAGTTTCTTTATCAGTTACAAAGTCATCATCATCTAACGAATAAGCAATACGTGGTAATTCTAAACCTTTGATATTTGTTAATCGTGCTTTTTCACGTAATTTATTTTTAGTAAATGGCTCTGCCACAACTTCATTTGATAAGGTAGTTGGCAAGAATTTATCTCCACCACTATCATTTCCAGTTGGTAAAACGTGTAAAAGTTTTTGAGCTTCTTTAGAAGGCGCTGCAAATTCAGATGGCAAAATAGCATGACGATAAAATTCAGCTTTAGCTTTAATAATTTGCTCTTCTTTACTTAATTTATTATAGGCAGTTACACTATCATCAAGTTTAGATTGTTGCTTTACTTCCATTTCTTTTACTTGTTGCTCAACGATTTCATAGCGGTTTTGTAAACCTTCTTTTTCTTTCTTTAATTTTTCAATGTCTTCAATTTTCACATTAGGATTTGAAGCACTTTTACTTAATTCTTCGTTTTTATTAGCTAATTGTTGACCAATCATTCCAAGTGATTGTTTTAATTCATATAATGTTGGCATTAATTATTCCTCCTAAAATCCGAGTGAAAGTTTTAAAGTCTTACACTCAGTGATAATTTTTTGTCTTGCTTCTTTTTCTTGTTCATTACTAAATTCTTTAGGTGTTTCAACCGTACTTGCTTTAATCTGATTAGGTATATTTCTATATTTTTTATAGAAATCATTCGAAATACTTGCTGCGATTTCATTAGGTTCTAATATTTCATCAATAAACCCTTTTTCCAAGGCTTCATCTGCGTTCAACCATGTTTCCGCTTCTAGCATTTGATTTAACTCTTCTTCACTAAGGTTAGTAGCTTTATCTAAATACGCAGTATTACTAGCCTTATCAGTTTTTTCTAATAGTTCAGCTGTTTCTCGCAACTCTTTAGCATTGCCTACAGTCATAATCCAAGAATTGTGAATCATTAAAAAACTATTTTTATGCATAAAAATAGTGTCACCGCTCATAGCGATAACACTGGCAATTGATGCTGCTAAGGCATCTATATAAATATTAATTTTTGCTTTATGCATTTTTAACATGTTGTAAATCGCATGACCTTCAAAAACATTACCGCCAGCCGAATTGATATGTACATCAATTTCAGATACATTTTCCAATTCATCTAAAGATTTTCTAAAATTTGGAGCAGAAACATCATTATCGAACCATTCTTCACTAACAATATCTCCATAAATGTAAATCTCACCTTTGGAATCAGATTGCTTTTTAAACTGAAAATACTGTTTATTCTTCATTATTAACATCACCACCTTTCACTGATTTTCGATTTGCTAAAGGCATATTAATTGGATATAAATCGCCACTGATATATGGTACATCTCCATCTTTAACAGGTGGTAAGTCCTCTAACTCACGTATTTCATTAATAGTATAGTAACCGCTTCTAACCGCTTTAAAGTAAACTTCGGCTTGAGTAGCACTATCTGCTCTTAAAAATGATTTCACATTAAATTTAAAGTATCGATTTTTTTCTCTATCTAATGGTGTCAAAAGTTTTCTATTAAATTCACATTCATATTGTTTAATAATAGGCATTAAAGTGTGTTGTAAATAAAATCGATTTAGTTCTTCGTTTTTAGTAAAAGCACTACTATTTTTAGAGTTTAAAAACACTGCAGGTAGTTGAAACACATTCGCTACACGTTCCCTAGTTAGATTTTCACTTGCTACTATATCTTCCGAAACATACTTTTTAGGTATTGGTTCAATTTCTACCCCAGGCTCTTGAAATAGAATTCCACCGTTTTCTTCATAAAATGATTTAAAGTTATCAATTACGCTTTGACGTTTTTTATTATCAATATTAGATCCATACTTTAAAACAAAAGAATCTGGTTTCTTCATTTCAGATAAATTGAATTTGCGTATAGCATTATCAAAGTCAGTCGTATTTTTCAAAACATCAATAGGACTAATACCGTTTAGCATATTTGAGCCAACAATGTGTTTTAAATGAAGTATATCCAAATTATGAATGACTAATTTGTTACCAGAGGCAGCATTAACAATGTAATAGACCTCTTTTGATTTACTTTCAACCGCTATACTAACTACATCAGGATTTAGTAAATATAATGCACTTGGTTGATGAAAGACATCTCTTTCAATCAATACATATGCATTACCTTTTTCATTTCTAACCGTTTCAATATGATTGATTAAATCGAAACTGCTCATAGAATTATTAGGTGATGTGGATAATAAATCAGAAACACTATTATTAATAACTTTAAAATCTTCATACAATTTTATCGGCATACTTGAAACCGAATTTGCTAGTCGAGTGATTGCAGAAAAGATTGTTTCATTTGTTTCTAAAGTATTGTTTAACCCCCCCAAAAAACTTTTGTTTTTCCATGGTGAGAAATCATATAGTAAAGCGGTTGTTTGGTCTACCCAACCATCAATTAATTTTTGCTTTATTCTAGTAACAATATTCACTTTAGCTATGGTAATCACCTCCTTAATTCATTAAATCTTTAATACTGATAAATTCAATATTGCCCGTATTACTTTCTTCAGTAAGTTTATTCATAATATCCGTATAGGTATTAAGCAATGCTGCAAAACCATCTATTTTGCGATACCTACTTTGTTTAGATGGTAGCCAGTTTCCATTTCTATCCAGTTTTAATTTCACATTGTTGATGTACCATTTTAAGAGGGGATTGTTGTTATAAACTACTTTTCCATCTAAAAATAGCTCTTTTAACGACTTTAAAGCAGGACTTAAAGTTAATGCGCCCTGCCTCGTTTCTTCAGTAGCAAATCCATAGTTTTTTAAATCTTGATTTAATCTAAATGCATTTGCTCTGTCATATGTGATTTTTTCTACTGGATGATGTTCATTAATTTTAAGAATCCAATCAAAAACATCGTTGTAATCTATATATGGCTTATCTTGAATAGTAAGATAGCCCGCTTCTTCCCATTCTTTATAAGGTATTTTTTCATTAGATAATTCAACTTTGTGCTTAGGTATCCATGAATGACTTAGTACTGCTATTTTTCCATTCTCAAGTGCAAAAGTGGCACATGCAGATGTAAAATCTTCAGTTTCAGATAAATCATAACCAATGGTACATGGATGATTTTCTAAGGTATCAAATGAAATCACTTCATTATTTTTTTGTAAAGATTCGTAATCGATAAAACTCATATCATCGTTATTAGCAAAAATGTTGAATCGTTTAGTTATAAAATCTCCACGTTCAGCAGGTATGCGCTTAGCTTTAATCCATTCCTCTTCCATTTCTTTAATATCAATTGAAACGCCTAAGTTTGGATTAGCTTTTATCCAATTTTTGCTATCATTAATATCGTCTTTATCATCTAAAGAAGCTAAAAAATAGAATGTCCTTTCATCTTCAATAATGCCATTTAAAGTATCTTTGCCCGCTTCCACCATATCTACAAGCGGGCCATTCAATTGATATCCTGCAGTAGTGATATAAATTAGTAATGGTTGTAATCGTGCAGCTCTAGAGTTTTTGATAACTGAAATTAGCTTATAATCTTTAAATTCATGAATTTCATCAAAGATACCTATGTGCGTATTCAAACCATCTAACTTTTCACTATCGGAAGCTTGAGGCTCGATTTTAGATATTGTTTTATCGTAATGAATTGCATCACGTAATGATCTAAAATTATTTTTCAATACTGGACTAGCTTTAATCATAGCCTTTGACTCATCAAATAATAATCGTGCTTGTTTCATAGTGTTTGCTAACATATGTATTTCAGCACCATTTTCACCATCTTGTGACACTTCATAGTTTGCTAGCCCTGAAATAGTAGTTGTTTTACCATTCTTACGCCCTACAAATATCACTGCTTCTTTAAACCGTCTTAATTTAGTTTCTTTGTTTACCCAACCAAACAAACTACCAATAATAAAATGTTGCCATGGTTGCAAGATAAGCTGTTTACTAGCCCCTTTAGATGGTTTGCAAAATTTTTCAATAAAACGTATTGGCTTATGACCTAATTCTTCATCAAAAGTCCATTTTCCACCATTTTTTAAATATTTGAGGTGTCTTTCGCATTCTTTTTTTACATATTCACTAGCTAAAATATTACCGTTAATTACTTGTTTAGCGTACCAAGTAGTTAATAGTTTAGGAGATGGTTTATTTAATACTTTAATAGTCACCAAAACCATCTTCTTGCTGTTGAGCTATTTTTTCTCTTTGAGCGGGAGTTAAACCTAATGATTTTAACAAATTGTTGAGCGTTTGAACTGTCTTAGTTAACTCAATGCTCAAGGGATTTTTAACTACATTAGTTGCTCCAGCTTTATTAGTATGAGTCATCATTAGATCACTTTCTTTTAATTCATCACGCAAACGACAATAAAAATCATAAGTTTCTATATAAAGTGAAATAATAATATCATCAGACTTTTGATAATTATCAATATATTGAATTAGTTTATTTTTTGTTATTTTCATATTTAACCCCCTTTCATGAAAAAAATGTTCGCAGTGTGAACGAAGGCCCACCGCCGGTTCCCGGCCAATCTAAGTTTTGGTCGGTGGGTAGGGGGGTAAAAAATTAAATATTTTGAAATTCAAAACAATTTTATTTTTTAAATTTTCATCACTCGAACATTTCTCATGCTTGTTTTATCAGTATCATTAGCATGTATTTTGTTATGACAATCTTGGCACACACACATTAAATTATCTAAATCTAACGCTTTACTAAAGTCATCATCTAAATAGGTAATGTGATGTACTATCTTAGCACTAGTTATCTTGTTATTAGATAAACACCTTTGACATAGATAGTTGTCTCTATCCAATGCCATCCGTCTTATCTTCTCCCAAGCTTTAGAATGATAGAACCAATCATACTCATACTGTTTACGACCATGCTTAGCCTTGCCAATAACTTTTGTTATACTCACACCACCTTAATAGATATAATAAAAAGACGCACCAGCTAAGTGATACATCTTCGCATATAGCCTAAACATTTTATTTAACCCATACTAACATAATACATTTGATATACGTTTCATATGCACAATTAATGCACAAACTTATTTCATGCCTACATGCATAGCAACTGCTTTAACAAAATTCCTTCTAATGTTTGATACAGTATTGCGATGCATGTGACATTCACTAGCAATCTGTTCCATCTTTAGTTTTCTATCTTTATTCCAGTACTTTAACTCAATGACTTTCTTACGATCATCAGACAATCTATTGTACACATACTCGACTGCTTCAACCATTTCTTCTAAGTTACGTAACATTTTATTTGTTAGTAATCTTGTTGCCATCACTTCTGTTGTTCTTACTGGTAATCCTTTTTCTAATGGACCATAGACAATATTTTCATCTGTTGGTTTGCTAGGATTTAATATCGCTAACCTAAGTCTATCAATTTCTTTTTTATTTTCAGAATGACTATATATTTCTGATTCTATATACTTGAAGGTTCCAGGTTTAATTTCGTAAGTTGTAGACATTTCTGACCTCACTTCTCTAATTTATATTTTAAGAATCATTAACTTCTATAGTTTTTAATTTCGAATTATCTGCTTCATCAAGTTCAGCAATTAATTTTAAATGTTCATCTTCATTCTTATTGGAAGAAGTTATTGTCGTAGAACGTACTTTAAATTCTAAATCTATTTCATCAGTAAATTTATGATTATATATATCATAATAAGATATACATATTTTTAATTTCGGCATTGTTACTGGTTGTTTTAAATAACATAGATAGTAATTAAATAGCATTGTATCATTAAGTTGTAACGGTATTTCAATGTATTCATTACTATTTACTATACGATACTTATATGATGAAGAAGTTTTATAATCTCTTTTATAAAAATATATTTCTCTATTGTAATCGCCATAAATAAACTTATATTGATCTTTATTTTTTATTGATTTTTCAAATTGATGTTGTAATTGATGTTGATTGATATCCATTTGAACTGCATTTTCGAGCAACGTATTATAATCATAATGTATAGAAATTTCTATATCTATAGCTAGTCCTTTACCAATATTTCTAAACCTCAAGTATTCATTTAATTGAGCTATATCTCCCTCATTATTTAAAAGTTCTCTTTGCTTATCATCAGGATACAACCATTTTTCGAATAGTAAATGATTATTATACGTAGCATCATTTTTAATGAAAATTTTCAAGTTTTCAAATTTAAAATAAGGTTGGTTAGTTTTATAGTCATGTTCTAAATTTTTCTGATTAATTTGCTCTTGAAACTCTCTTGATGCTTTGGCTAATTTTTTTTGAAATTCATTTGATTCTTTTGCTTGTTTCTCTTGAAAAACCTGTAACTTTTTATCTTGCTTTTCTTGAAATTCTCTTGAATCATTATCTTGTTTTTTCTGAAAATCTCTAGTTAGAAAAAACACTAATATTACAGCTAACGCACTAAATGCCCCACTAATTAAAGTTGCAAAAAATGTTAATACATCTCCTCCTTCAATAGTTAAAAGACAAAACATATTATAGTTCACATTAAAAATCTCCTTTTTATTTAATTGTAAACTACAATTAAATATTTAACTAGAATAATTTTTTAATTGTTTATAACGTTTAATAGCATTTTCTCTTGTATCCGCTTCAATCACATAAAACTGTTCATTAATACGTTGCTGCATTACTTCTATATGCTCATCATCATTATCTAGAACACGTAAGATATAACTTTTCACTACACCTTCTTTAACTCCTAAATCCAATTGTTTAACCGATTTAATTGCACTGTGTACATTAACTAATCTGACTTGTATTTCTTTATGTTTAATTTTCAATTCAGCTAATTCAAATAGAATCAGTAAAAACAATAAGATCAATACTGTATCTAAAAAGTCATATGCTATTGATATATTTATAGCAATCACTAAACATATATCTAATATAATAAAACTACATGCTCTTAATACTTTATTACTAAGATAACTATATAAATAAAATGCGATTATTGAAAATATAGTTGCTAAAAATATAATGGTAAATTCTGTCATATTCTTCAATCCTTAAATAATGATTTTGTTATACTTTAATTACTCTTCATATAAAGCGAGGTTTAGTTATTTATGGCAATTGCTATTTCTGTTATTTCCCTATTTGTCTCAATAGCTACTTTTATTTGGAACTATAATAGAAATAAATTTAAAATGAGCGTTAAAATAGAAGCTATTTTTGTGAAACCCTACACAAGTGAAGATAAAAAAATAGGTTATATTATTATCGCTCATTTTGAAAATAACTCTGCAAATCCTATTAGCATAGGTTCTATTTCTGCTAATGGAATTTATTCTAAAAAAACTGTTATTTATGGTAAAGGTGAACATGGACAAAAAATTAATAAATCAATTTCACCGTTTCCATTAGATTTAAATTCGTACCAAGCGAAACGTGCTACATTTTTTATACCTAGTGCCGAAGCAAACGAAAATACAGACGAAAATTTATGTTTAAAGACTTACACTACTCGAGGCGTTCACAAAAGAAATGCAAATTATTTTGATTACAAACAACGTTTAATTGATTTGTTTGTAGGTAAATATTAATAAATCCTATAAATCACTTTCTTTAATAAAAGTGCCATTAATAGTTTTACCTTTTCTATTTTTAATCTCATCATAGGCGTATTGTAAGCATTCTTCTAAAGTCCAGCCTTGTTGTTGAGCTAAGATAATTAATGTCACTACAGTATCGCCTATACCATCTTTCAGTGCTTCCTTATTATTACGTGATAACGCTGCAGCCACTTCACCCGCTTCTTCATAAAATTTAAGTGCTTGTCTATCTGATTTACCTAAATGTAAATTCTTATCTATACTCCATTGTTCTACATTATCAACTAATTGATCTAAAGTATTAGTCATTTATTTTCTTCCTCTCTGCTATAATTTATTTATTAAATTGTAAGGTGGTTTTATATTGAATATTTCAATGTTTTTAAAATTACGTACTTGTATTAAAAAAGGTAAAGTTAAGATGCACTCTAATTACAAACATCTTGACTATATGCTTTCTAAAAAATGGATTACTCGCAATATTACTAACTTTGAAAATGCGTCCACAAAAAGTACTTTTTTTCTTATTCCTCAATATGATGATTACGTTGAAATAACCGAAGAAGGTATAGAAAAATACTACTCTGTAAGAAACTCTTGGTTAAAATGGATAATCACATCTGTGATTGCTATAATTAGTGCTTGTGCTGCTATTATAGGTACTTTATTAAAAGTGTTATCTTAACTATGTTTTAACTTAGGTATTGATAATACTTTTTATTAATTTGTTTTGAACCACTAAAGATAATAAAATCTTTAACTCATTATCATTTATTGATGATGAGTTATTTTTTTAATTCTAACTTACAATTCTTTATCATTTATTGCCCTCTTAAAGTACTTAATAAATTCTGAAATTCACTCGTACCATCTAATTCATCAATGAAATGAAGTATTCCAGTTAATTGTTGCAACTTACCGAATTGAAAATAATAATCTGTTAGTGTCCACGAAGCACTATTATTTAGCCATTTTTCTTTATATCCTTGTAATCGATTACTAAGAAGCGGATAATCTTTTAGTAACTCCTTCTTAAGAATTTTCAACTTCTCATCAGACAAAGTGGTAGTTTGTATTAGCTTTACTTCATCTAATGCTCTATATTCTCCATTTAGTAATTGCACTGTTTCGTCAAACCAATTTATCTCTATTACAACTTCAATTTTTTCTTCCATTTTATCCCAACATTTAAATAATGGCTTTATTTTAATCATCCTCCAATATGTTGTGAGTAACATATATTGCTTACTACTGTATGCGATTGAATGTAATCTTCTAATGGCTCTTTTCCGCATGCTAAGCTAAGCAAATATTTTCCATTTCTTGAAATAACAACGCCCATGTTACCACGATAGGATTCGACCATTATATCTCCTATTCTGATTGAATTACCCTCCGCATCTTTTAAACCTGTATCTATCATTATTTACTACCTCTTTTACTTGTTAATGACCGTAACATTCTATTCTGATAAACTCCAATTTTCTTCAAATCGTCTACTTTGTCGCCTTTTCTTCCATATCTTGTAGCATATTTAATGATGTTACCAAGCATAAATCCTTCAAACTGTTCTTCAGTTAATTGTTGTTGAATAAATTCAATTACATCTACACCTTTAGTGCCTTTATAGTGAGTAGGTATAGTTTCATTGTTAGATAATTCAGTTAATTTGGTTTGGTTTTGTTTACTTACTTTTTTAAATTTCCAACTATCATCTATCGTGATAATCTTGCCATTTCTTTTTTCTATATCTGCATACCATACCGTTCTATCATGCGCGTGTTCTCCATAAACCTTTTTGACGATTGCTTTATTAGAAGCTCCAATATATCCAAACTCTATAATATCGCCATTTTTTAATTCAGCTACTCTTGTCATTACGTTAACCTCTTTGTACCTTTCCATAAGAATCAGTCTTTAGCTTCGCAACTAAGTTATTTTCAACTAAATATTCAAACCACCGACTAGAAACCCTATATTTTTTAACTAGCTCTCTACTTTTAATGATCTTACTTTTACGTTTTGCTAATCGCTTTTGTTTTAGTAAGTCATCTCGATAATTCTCGTATTTACTAAGTTGATTTATATTTATAAATTCATTTCTATTCATACCTTTAGGCGCTGCTAATGCATTTTTTAAATCCCAATTTTCATCTAATCGTTTTTTTAATAAATCTATAGTTACACTGTTTTCTTTCATTATTTTTAAATCATACGAGTTAAGAGTATATTGATTTTCTTTGTGACTAAAAGTTACTAATTTGGTTCTACCGCTTCCATAAATGAGTTCTTTTCCCCTTAATCCATTTGTATATCTATGTTGAATAGTTGATCTAGGTACTTTATATAAACGTGAAATTTCGGCAAAAGTCATGTCTTTACCATCAATAGTTGTTATAGTTGCTTTTGTCATGTTGTTTTTCCTCCTGTTAATCTTGCACAACATCAAATATTGTCATTTGTTGGCCTAATTCGTGTTCTAAAAATAAGCCATGTACTTTTTTAAAGCGCTCTAATTCATTAGTATTAAGGTTAAATGTAGCTTTGTTCGTATATCTACGCCCGCAGCAACTACCTAAATAGTTATTATTAGCTGATAAGGGAATAACTTTGAAAACTCTCTTGCCATCTTTATCAAACAGATAATACCTTTTCTCGTAACCGTCTATTAATCCCATACTCAACCGCCGCCTCTCTATCATGCTGTTCTAATAACTTATGATTGATTAAATTAATCAGCTTGTTTTGATTACCGTTAGCCCAATCAATCATTTTCTGAGCATAAACTTCACTACAATTAAGTATCACTTGAATATTTTGTTTAGTAATCATAATTGAAGCCCCCTAGTTCTATAATCTTGGCCATCCATTTTAATTAAAGTTGTATTACTCATAATTCTGCTAAATATACGCTGTAAATCTTTATTTTTAGTCATTTCTTTTTCATCCAAATTAGTAGTAAAAATATTATGCTTACCAATGCGACTTTCGATAAGTTCAAACATTTTACTAGTAGCAAATTCATTCATATTAATGCCGTAATCATCAAAAACCATTAGATCCACATCACTAACTATTTTCGCTAACTCATATTCAGTCATGTTCGTAGAATAACTATACGTGTTTTTGATAGTTGATATTAGTTGTGGCACGTTCATGTATAGTACTGTAAATCCTTTACTTTTAACTTCTTTAAAAATGCTCATTGATAAATGTGATTTACCTGTGCCAAATGAGCCTTGAATAAGTAAAGATTGCTTATTATTTAAATCAAAATTATCTGCGTATCGTTTACAAAGTTTTTTAGCATATTCTAATTGTGTATTCGTAGGTTCATAACTATCAAAAGTAGCCTGTTTCAAATCTTCATTGATAATTGATTGTTTAAAAATTCGTTCTGCTTTTTTGCGTCTTACTTTTTTGTGATAGTTTTCTGTAGATATTTTTGCTAATTCTTTCATTTCACAATCACAACCATGTTTGAAAATTTGACCGTTTTCAAATTCGTAATAGTCATACGTACGACCGCAATTTTCACATTTCAATCCATACTTTTGTTTAATCAACTTATTTTTAAAAGTAATAGGTTTAGCTATATCTTGAAAAGCTTGCATATTTTCACTCCTTTAAAACGGTATATCTTCTATATCTATTGGTTGTGCAGCTCTTTCAAATGCTTCAGTATATTGATTAGTGATTTTCTCAATTTCTGCAGAATAATCATTTAAAAAACTTTCTTGTGATAAAAATGTTTTAGGATATTTTTGATATTGTTTATTATTAATCGTTTTAAGATATGCTTTTGTTCCATTCATAATAGTTTCAAATTTATGTTTTTTAAGTGCTGATTTAAATAAACTAAATGCTTTCTTTTTATCTAGTTTCTTATCATATAAATTCCACCACTCATTAAATTGAACTTGCGTAACGTCAGTTGTGCTATTATGTGAAGTAGTCTCTGAAGAAGTCTCTGTGTAGTCTCTGGTATTGGTCGTATCATTTTGACCCGTTCCATCGTCTCTTTTTGATACGCTCGTCGTATCATTTTGATACGATGGTCGTATCATATCTTCTAAGCATTGATAATTTATGCTATACCATTTCGTTTTGTCGAATTTAGCATTATTATAATTTCCTACGTATAGTAAATTTTTCTTTTCTAAACTATAAATAGTTCTTTTTATTGTTATAACTGACCAAAATGGAAATTGTTTTTGCCATTCTGTAAAGGAATTATATATCCAATTTTTATTATCGAATTTATGCTTACTATCTTTTAACCAATAGTGAATTTGTTGCAATATAATTGCTTCATTTAATCCGATTTTCTCTGCAAGCTTTGGTAAGACTAAAATAGGATAATCATCTATTAATTGATTAGACATTTTAATTTCTCCTTTCTGATATAATTTAAGTAAGCTTTTAAATATATATAGGTGGTGCATTTAATGTATAAAGATTATTCGCATTTAGTTCAGAAACAAATAAATGATATTAACGCTCACAATGTTCACTTATCATCAACAGTTAAACAAGCATTAGCATTTACTAATTCTCCAATTTACAAAAGTGTTATTCCAACTATCGATTCGATCATGCCTCAAATTAAACCAGCATTAAATTTTTATAATAGTAATCCAACATTGATGAACAACTTAAAAACAATTAATAATGTACTTCCTAAGAATTTAAATTTTCAAAATTCTTTTTATATTAAGCCAGTTCAAATAGCTTCCACTCTCAATACCAATCAATTAATACAAGTAAGTAAGATAGTTGCAAATTATCAAAATCAATTCAAAAGTAGTTTGTTTTCTAATTCGGTACTTGAACGTTTAAAAAGGTCAATAGGTGTAAATATTAATCCAGATTTAATTGATAACTCATTTAAACTTTTAAGATATGAATATGCTAAAAACACACTTTTTTATAATAATTCAATTAGACAAATAAAATGGGAGCCAACTTATACAAACTGGTTCAATGAATATGAAGAATCACAAATTACTACAGCTAATCCAAGTACTAGTTCAGAAAACACTCAGCAAAAAGTATTAGCTAGTTTTATAAAAGGCTGGTTGTTAGGTCACATTGGCGAAGGTATAGATGAAATCACTAATCACTTCATCACTTTCATAGCTAATGAATTAATACCTGTGGTTCCAAGTGAATATAGATCTGTTTGTTTTTACGTGATAATTTATTTAGTTATTTTTAATAAGAATCACTCTGATTAAAATTCATTAATACATTCTTATTTTAATTTTTTTGACCTTTTAACATTTTGTTCAATATTTCATCAACTTCTATCCAACTATTATTCAAGTGGTATTTATTATTAAATGTTTTAATACCACTTGAATGTTGTTCTTGATGATGTTCTCTACACAACGCTAATACGTGCTTTCCATAATGTTCTATTTTATTTCGATTCATACCTCTACCAACCGCTTCATAATGTGCTAAATCAGAATTAGGTTTGCCACAAATTACACAGTGTCTAGTTATCGTTGCATAGTATAAAAACGCTTTATTTTCTTTTAACAGATCACTTGTTTTAAATTGAAGCGGTATATCATTTAAAAATACCCACTCAATAATTGCATCAATAATCTGTTTAGCTTGTTCACGTGTACAATCACTCAATGAAATACCATTTGGATACCCATAAAGAACAGTAATATATTCTTGGAATAAATATCGCATATATTCTCTAGGCTGCCCTGTATGATTTTCTATGTCATTGCAAAGTGCAAAAATGAGTTTACGTTGTTTATCTGTTATAAAATTCCCATCTAATATACTAATTTGAGTATTAACTGGAATGTTATTATCAATTAATCTCAAAGTGCTATCATCTAAAAACACACCATTCACTACAATTGAATATGTACCATCATAGTTTTGTTGATAACTTACAATTTCTGACATTCAATCATCTTCTCTATACGATACTCTGAACCATCTTTAGCTATTACAGTTTTATATCCTCTTTCAAGGCGTTTACTAATATATGATTTATCTCTCTTCAACCATTTACTGGCTCTGGTAAAGCTTATAAATTCTAATCTGATACCACTATTCAACTGAATGAGCTTGACTTTGAAATTAGTTTTCATTAAGTTATGTTCAAATGCATGGTTAGTATTTTCTTTAGAGGTACACCATTCTAAATTACTAACTTTATTATTTTTAGTGTTTCCATCAATATGATTAACAAAATTTTTCCCTTTAATAGACGGAATAAATGCTATAGCTACAAGTCTATGTACTAAAACGTATTGACATATCCCATTTTTCCAAAGCGCAATGCGTACATATTTATTTTTTGGTGATTTATCTCTTAAATAACGTTGCTTCCAATGTTTAATAACATGATTTTTAGTACAAGTAGTTTTATCTTTATGAGTTCTAACTCTCCCTAAACTGCTAACTTCATATATCCCTTCATAACCAACAACATCTTTCCATTCTTCATTCATCCTATTACCTCATCAAAATGGTAAATCATCATCAGAAATTTCAATTGGACTGTTAGCATTTGCGAATGGATTAGGTTGTCTAGTTAGGTGGTTATTTTGAGGTGCTTGGTAACTATTATTCGATTGCTTAGTTTGTTGTGGTGGCTTATATGCGCTATTTTGTTGTGGAGGTACATAGCCACTATTTTGTTGTGGATTTTGATAATTATTGTATTGTTGATAATTACTATTACGATTGTTAATACTCTCTATTAATTTCAAATTTTCTACAACTACTTCAGTTACATAAACTCTTTGGCCATCTTTTTCATAATTACGTGCTTGGATTCTACCTACTACACCTGTTTTAATACCTTTAGCTAAATATTGACTACATAATTCAGCTGTTTTTCTAAAAGCAATAACATTAATAAAATCTGCATCTCGTTCTCCATTGGCATTTTTATAATCTCTATCTATCGCTAATGTAAAACTTGCAACTGGTATACCTGATTGAGTTGTTCTAATTACTGGATCTTTAGTCAATCTACCGACCAATACCACATTATTTATCATATTTGATTACCTCCACTTGTTTGTTCTTTCCAATGATTAATTGTTTGTAAGGCTTGCATACAGTCGTAAACACTAAGTTTGTCATAATTAATTACACCTAATTGTTGTTTTACGTTTTGTTCTGTATCTCCTACGATTTGAGCAAATTCATTTATATTATTTTTAAGTACTTCAATATCATTCTTATCTGCTTTGCTATACTTTTGTTTTTTCTGTTGTGCATCTGGATCATCTTCATCTGTTGGGATGTTTAATAGCTTTAAAATAAAATAGCGTTCTGCATACGTTAACGCAGTACCGTAAGCTTGTGCTACATCTTGTTGTTGTCCGAATGCTGCAAAACTGATTTCTATTGATTCTTTTGTAGCACTATCAACTATGTTGTATTTCATATTCAATATGACAATATGCTCTAACTTTCCTTTATTACTTTTGGTTTCACAATGTTGAAACTCTTCAACAGATGGATACATCAAAAGGCCATGTTCTTCCATTTTCGGACGTATTTTGTATAATATTTGACTACCTTCTACATAATCGTAATTGTAACCTTTAGCATCTTTTTGAAAGCCTTCAATACTTGCTTTAACTTCACAAAGCTTTTGATAAATATTTAGGTTTTCAGGCATATTACTCACCCACTTTCACTGAATAAGTAGTTGGTTTTTGTACTAAATAAATGCCTTCTAATATTTCTCCATTTGTGTCAATTAAAGTGCCGTTATCTGTTGAATTAAACTCTTTTTTGATATCAGCTTGATTAAGCTTTTTAGTTACTTTGATATATTTTTTAAATCCTCGTTTTTCTAACTCTTCAATTACATTATTCTCATTACTAACTTGTAGCACTTTACTTCCTTTTCTTTGTGATATACGGCCATAAGGTGTCTTTAATGTAAATTTCTTATCTTTTAATTTTTGTTCTTTATAATAGTTTGTTATTAAATGTTCTAAATAGCCTTTAGAATTACTGTATTTTTCTAACTCTTTTTCTTTCCATTGTTCTATTTTTTCTTTTTCAGTATTAGCTAGTTCTATAACTTCATTTTCTTTTGCTTGAATTGCTGCTAATTTTTTAAACACCCAGTTTGCACTATTTAAATCACATACAACAAAGCTATTTTCTTTATCATCCAATTCATCTAAATTTTCTAATTCATATTTTTGTAAATCATTCATAACTACGCACCTTTTTTGATCTTTCTATTACTTCTCAGAACCTCTACAATATAATTTTTTAATCGTTCAAAAGATTCGGGATATACTTCAAAAATCTGTATTAATTTATTATTAGTTTTATAACTATCGTCATAATGTAAAAAATTAATTATTAATTCGTTCTGTTTATTACGTTCGAGTTCTAACAAACATATCTCTTTTGATTTAATAAATTCTTTTAATAAACATTGATATATATTTATAATTTCATTTGTATGAGTATCAACATTTTTAACTACAGAACTTAATTCCATATTGCACACCTCCGCATAATTTGGTTTAATTGAGTTGTATATTTTGGTTTACATTTGACTGTTTGCTAATTGCCGTTAGCATTCAGTCTTTTTTTCATCAAAAAAGTAACTATCAAAAAATATAAATGTAGCTATTGATAGTAAACCTGCAGTACCTAGTGCAGTAGTAAAATAAATACCTAATAGCATCAATAAAAATGATGCACATATAAACATTAAGTATGCTAATAAAAACGACATTTCTGAATATGTCATATCTAATCACCTCCTTTAAATTCCTATCCTGTTAATCACTTTTTGATAAGCCTCAAGCACTTGTGGATATAGATAAATAACTCTTGTTCCAATTCGGCGGGTAACTTCGACTATTTCAGGTTCATAAACAACTTTGTTTAAAAGTGTTGTTTTACTTAATCCTGTTATTGTTACTAAATCTTTAATATCAACTGAAGCATATTGACGCTTATATTTTTCTAAAATACTTTCTACTTTTGACTGTACTAACTCATTAATAAAGTCATCTTTAATTTCTATTGCTATATTGTTCATAAGTCACCCTCTTTAAAAGTTATTAAAAGTTATATAAATATCAAAAAAATAGCTATACTTTTATTTGGTCAATTTCAATATTGAATAATTTCGCTAAAGCATAAATTACTACATTACTTACATTAGCGTTTTCTTTTTCCCAATCTCCTACTGTTTTTCTGGCTACCCCTAGTTTATCTGCTACATCTTGTTGTCTTAAATCTTTCAACAATCTCCATTTTTTAATAGTTAATTGTTCTGGCATACTTAACACCTCGCTTTCTTAAAAATAACTTTATATTACTTTTGTTAGCATGTCAATATAAAAAGTTATCTTTTGTTATTAAAAGTAATGAAAACTATTGTATATTTATATCACTTATGGTAATTTAATATTACATTAAGTAATATTAAGGGAGTTTTAATATGAGTAATAAAAGTGCTAGAAAAATTTTTTCTGAAAATCTTCAAAGATTAATGAAAAACAAGAATATAGATCAAAAGGAACTTGCAGAAGCAATTGGAGTTACTCAACCTACTATATCTAATTGGATTCAAGAATTAAAATATCCTAGAATAAAAAGAGTTCAACAACTTTCTGATTACTTTAATGTAACAAAATCTGAATTAACAGAAGAAAAAACTACTATACAAAAACATCAAGTATCAGCTTTAATAAATTCAGATGTAACCGAAGAAGAATTAAAAGAAATAGAAAACTTTATTCATTATGTTATAAGTAAAAGAGATAATAAAAGCGATAAATAAAAGAGACGCTAATTTATTACTAAACTTTTTAGTTAGTATAATTGTGTCTCTTTTTTTATAAATTAAATTATGCATAATTTTACTTTTAAATAGGAGATGAGGCTAATAAAGAAAAACTAAGTTTCAAAAAAACATTTAATAAAGGAGTGAAAATTATGCATCAATTCAAGGAGATGATTGATGACATTAACATCGAGTATAAAGAGATGCCTGAAAAGTTAGAGTGTTTGATAGTAGATAAAAATTTATATATAAATACCAAATTGTCTTCCAATACTGATTTTAGGAAATCATATTATATTCTTAAAAATTATAATCAAGACATAAGTTATTTAGTTCCCCTTACAAAAATTCAAAAAGCTATAGAAATTCATAATTGCAATACCCTCAAAAAATTAAGCAACTTTTTTGAATTACCTACTTATCAAATCCTTCAAACTATTTATTTTTACAACTATAAATATCCCAATCTCGCATTTCTTAAAATATTATTAAACGACGATTAGCTTTATATTACATAGGAGTGATAAATCATGCAGCAAGAGAAAACATCATTTTATAAAAAAGATTGGTTTATATTTTTGTCATTAATATTTTTCTTTCCATTAGGAGTATTTTTAATGTGGAGATACACTTCCTTTAAAAAGTCGACAAAAATAATCATATCATTTGTATTCGCAATATTATTTGTTCTTGCCATAATTTTACCAGATTCTGATTCTGATGAAGAATCTAATAATTCAACTCAAAAATATGAAACAAAAGAGAGCAATAAAGTTGAAACAACCGCTTCAAATACAAAAGAAGATACTAAAATTAACAAAGAAAATAATTCTAATAATACAAATGTTTCAATTGTTGATAATAACGAAGATCAATCTATTAAACTAAGAAATTCAGTTGAAGATGAATTACATTTAGCAAAAGTAGAAGAATTAGGCCAGTTTGATACTAACACTAATATTTTAATATCAGTTGACAATAATCTAACTGAAAACATGACAAAAAAGACTATAAATCATGCTATTGCACAAACGCTCATTGGTATTAACAAAGCGAATACAGGAGTTAAATCAGCTAATATTGGAGTAAAAATTAATGGTGCCCGTGTAGTTTCAAGCAAATGGAATGAAGATGCTATTAAAAACAGTGAAAAGTATAAAAATGAAATTTATGATAATCCAGCGCAATATGCTGAAAGTTTTAATAAAACATATAAATAATAATTAAGGGTAGCCTGTCTACCCTATTTTTATACAACAAGAATTTACACCCTTAGGAGTGATAATATGGCTACTTATCAAAAACGAGGTTCTTCATGGAGATACAGAGTACATTACTTAGATAAAAATGGTAAAAAACATGCTATTTCTAAATCGGGTTTTAAAACTAAAGCCGAGGCTAAAAAAGCCGCTATTGAAGTTGAAAATAATTTAAACAAAGGTTATAAAGAAGAAAATAATTATATTTTAATTGATTGGCTAGAATACTATTTAGAAACTTGGCGCAAAAATAAAATTAGTGATAGCAGTTTCGAAATTGAACAATTTTCTAAGAAAAGAATTTTAGACTTCTATAAAGATATTAATATTAAAGATATTACTCCCTCTCTTCATCAAAGTTTTATTAACTATTTAATAGAAAAAGGTTATAGTAAATCTACTTTATCTAAAACACATAATCTATTAAAGCGTAGCCTTGAGAGAGCTAAATATGATAGATTAATATATTTTAATCCGTGCGAAGGTATAACTTTAAATCATAAAGATTTAAAAGATAAAGATAAAGCGAAGTATTTACCTAAAGATAAAATTAAGCCTTTTTTAGAAATGGTTAGAAAAAGAGATGTATATCAATATTTTTTATTTAGAACTCTAATTGAAACAGGGATGAGAATAGGAGAAGCTAGTGCATTATGTTGGAAAGATTACGATAGAAAATTGAAAACAATTTCAATCACTAAATCCTACGATCAAAAGAGAAATAAATTCGGACCAACTAAAAACAAAGAAAATAGAATTATATTTATATCAGATGAATTAGCGAACGAATTATTTAAACTTAAAACACTACAAAATGGCAATAAAATAGCTAATTTAGATTATTATAATAATTCATATGATTTTATGTTTTGTAATGAATTTGGCAATCCGATTCCACGTTCTACAACGCATAATACTATGATGTATGTTACTAGAAAATTACTTGGTAAAGGTAACGAGCTTAGTATTCACAAACTAAGACATACACACGCCACACTACTTTTAGAAAGTAATGTGCCTATGAAAGTTATTCAAGAACGTTTAGGTCACAAATCTGAAGCTATCACAAGTGAAGTATATAGTCATGTGACTAAAAAGATGAATGATGATGCTAAAGAAAACTTTGAAAAATATATTAAGAATGTTTTTTAA